CGGGTTCGGCTGATGCAATTGTATTGTCAGTGCCATCAATGCTAACGGCGTTGACCGATGGAATGAGTTTTTCATTCCGCGCTTTGTATGCAAACACAACCACAGTGCCTACACTTGAACTTGAATTGGGCAGCACTGCAACAACACCATTGGTGATTGTTAAAGGTGATAATCTTAATTTGCTAGTGGGTGACATTCAGCCAGGCATGATCTTGAATGTGGTTTATAACACCGTGTTTAACGCTTGGGTGATGATGAATCCCATCACGGATGTGGCGGGAGGTTCTTTCTAATGTCTATCATCATTGCATCCAATAATGCATCGAGCACGTTGCTGGCATCCATTAATTCCACAACTACAACGATTTCTGTAGCTGCGGGAACAGGGCATATTTTCCCAAGCCCAACGGCAGGCCAGGCATTTAAAGTTAGCCTGACTGATGCTGCTACCAAGCTACAGCATGAAATTATGTTGTGTACTAACCGCACGAATGACACCTTAACGGTGGTGCGTGGGCAAGAAGGCACAACCGCACAGGGATGGACAGCGGGCGATTATGTTGCCAACTTGATGACGAGTGGCACATTAACTGCCTTTTTGCCGGTGGAACAATCACAGCAAAACACTTATGGCTATGCAGCGGTGAGCGGTACATCAGATGCAATTACCGCTACGTTAATCAGCACATTGACTGTTGCCAATGTTGGCATGACATTTACGCTGACAGCGGCCTTTAATAATATTACCAATTCGCCCACCATGACTTTGGTGTTAGGCACAACGGGTATTGGCCCATTCTTAATATTTAAAGGCAATGGTGTACCGCTGGCAACCGGCGATATTACCGCAGGGGCAACGCTCACTTTTGCATATAATTTGGTCAACAATTATCCGGCATTCATTTTATTGAATCCGGCAACTAGCCCGTTGCCTTCAACGTACTCTATGCCAACGGGCAGTATAACAATGTGGCCTACGGCTACAGCACCGAATGGCTGGGTGTTATGTAATGGACAAGCATTATCTCGTTCAGCCTACAGTGCTTTGTTTAGCATCATTGGTTTAACTTTTGGCACAGGTGATGGCAGTTCAACATTTAATGTGCCCAACTATACCAATCTGATGCCGATTGGTGCGGGTGGTATTTATGGTGCTGCGGCAACGGGCGGTAGTGCAAGCACAACTTTATCCACAGCGAACTTGCCATCGCATAATCATTCAGCGGTATCAACATCAAGTTCAACCAGTAATTCGATAAGCACATCTAATTCAGTCAGCAATTCAACTTCAACATCAACACCTACTGGCACAGCAACTTCAACATCAGTTTCAACTCCTACTGGAACTGCAACTTCTACATCGGTGAGCACCACCACTGGTAGCGCAATATCTACATCAAGTTCAAACACCACTGGATCGGCTGCATCTTCTTCATCTTCCACTTTTTCGGGTAATGCATTGCCCACTCACGTTCATAGTGTGAGCGATCCTGGTCACTTCCATACTTGGACAAATCAGCAGCAAGCAGGGCGTGGAATTATTTTAGCTAAGAGTGGTGGCGGTTCAGCACTCAACAATGGCAGCACAGTGCAAGAAGGTTTAATCACAATTAACAATGCTCAAACGGGCATTTCAATCGTAGGTGCAACTGGTGGTACGCCTTCGGGTTCGGTGTTTACAACCACCAATACGCAACTGCAAGGTTTGGGAACAACCACTAATACCAGCACTTCATTGGCATTAAGCACCCACACAACAACAAATACCACTTTGGCATTAAGCACTGCCACCAGCACAACCACATCTTTAACATTATCTACCGCAACTACAACCAATACCACGACAGCAACAACAACCAATACCGCAACGACAACTGGTACAACAACCAGCACCACAATTGGCAATACTGGATCGGGCACAGCAATTAGCACTATTAGCCCTTATTTAGCTATCTACTTCATTATTAAGACTTAATTATGAATGAACAATTAAAATTTGATCGTGCCACCATTAACTTCACTAAGCTAGATGAATGCAGAAAGCTAGGTAGCTATCAAGATGGCGCTGAATGGAAAATTGGTTATAACAGCAGCGGGCCAGATATTGTTCCAGAAATGCAGTTTGACATAGCTCATGCTAAAGCACGTTTAGAACATGATATACGTCATGCAGAGGCAACCATTCGATTGCTGATACAAGTTGATTTAACCCAAGCACAATTTAATCAACTGATGGATATGTGTTTAAACATGGGCCACCATGATTTTTGCGCTCATTCCATAGCGTCTTTAATAAATGCAGGTTTGCGTCAAGATGCAAACGTCATCTATGCAAATTGGATTAAAAACGGTAAACGAAGAATGCAAGGATTAATTGCACAAAAGTTGCAAAATCAACTTTTCTTTGAGGTAAAAAACAATGAATCTAATACTCCAGTGGTTGAAACAATTAAAGCAGACAGTAGTGAACTTGTTGATCAAGCAACCGCCGAGCAAGTAAATGAATGAGAATTTACAATTTGATCACGATGGGATTGATCTAGTTAAACTTTCTGAAGGTTGCAAACTCACATCGTATCAATGCCCAGCGGGTATTTGGACGATTGGTTTTGGAAGCACTGGTACTGATGTGATTCAAGGCATGACCATCACAGAGGAACAAGCAGTGGATCGCTTAAAACACGATTTGCAGCATGCTGAAAAGATGGTAAAAACATTTGTCACGGTAGAATTAACACAGCACCAATATGATGCCTTAGTAGATTTTTGCTTTAATTGTGGCGCAGGTAACTTACAGCACTCCACCTTGCTTAAGTTAATCAATCAAGGCAATTTTGAAGCAGCGCATGATGAATTTGAAAAATGGAACAAAGCAGGTGGGCGCGTGTTGGCAGGTTTGACAACACGTAGGCTAAACGAGGCAAAACTATTCGCGCAGGGTTGAAATGGATACACAAACGCTAATTAATGTTGGGTTTGGAATAGCCGGATTTTTTGGCGGGTGGATTCTAAACAACATTTCGTCTTCAATTATTAAGATTGAAGATAAGATGGCTAACATGCCTGAGAAATACGTCAACAAAGAAGATTACCGGCGCGACATTGATAAAATTTTGACGAAATTAGATCAAATTTTTGAAAAGTTAGATTCTAAGGCCGACAAATAATTTATAGGTAACCTATGGATATTGTAGACCTTGTATCTAAAATATGGCCCATTGCTGTTGGTTTTGTCACTCTAGTTATTGTGTTAGCAAAAATGGATGCGCGTATAACCACCATTGAAGATAAAGTAAAAAGTCTCTTTGAACTTTGGAATCATCACATTGATAAAGGGAAAGACTAATGGCTGATTGGATTGAAACCCTAGAAAAGTTAGCACCAACCGTTGCGAGTGCATTGGGTTCACCCGTTGCAGGGATGGCAATATCTGGTCTTGAAAGCGCCTTAGGTGTATCTGGTGATGATATTCAAAAAACTATTGAAACAAATAAACTTACTGCTGAGCAAGTGGCGGCGATCCAACAGGCCGAAATCGCGCTCAAAGCAAAAGCGCAAGAACTCGGATTAGACTTTGCTAAATTGAGCAACGATGATCGAGCCAGTGCAAGAGATATGCAAAAAAATGTGAAATCGTGGATACCTCCATTTTTGGCTGCATCAGTGACTGTTGGCTTTTTTGGAATATTAGTAGCGTTAATGTCAGGCAAAATTGAACAGGCCGCTGAAGTAGATATTATGTTGGGTTCTTTGGGAACCGCCTGGACAGGAATAATTGCTTTTTATTTTGGAAGTAGTGCAGGATCGCAAGCAAAAGATGCAGCGATTCAAGCAAAATTAAATCAGTAGTGTTAAATTTCCCCCTGATCGTCAAAGCCCACTCTCCTTGGTTGACGATCCTTTCCCCGCTTCGGCGGGGTCTTTTTCTCTTGAATTTCTCCACATTTAAGGCACTCCAAATCCCCATCCATGTCTTTCCACCAGGTATGCGGTTTTCCATCTAAACAGAACTTATCTAAATCAATATCCATTCATTCACTAATTTGATGCACCTGCTCTATCATACGTCCATAGGCCAAATAAGTGCGTGCAGCCTTCCACAATTCTGTTAATTGTTCATCAGACAACGCTTTTTTATTCATTCGCTCAACCAGTAGTTGAGCAAACACATAATAATTGCTATGTGCTTTATTCCACAATTCTTTTATTTCTGCATCAGGTTCATTATATTGAATCATTGTAAACTCCCACTTGAGTTTAACGCTTCCAATAAAGCGCGAATGGCTTTGTCACACTCTTTGGCTTCAGTATCATCACCATCCACTTTGTAAGGCATCGTGACTGTACCATCGGTGTTGGTTGCATAGAAGGTCACATTTTGCAATGCATCTAACGCCATAATCATCGCTTCGCGTGTCATGTTTTATCCTTATTACTATGCTGTTTAACTAAACGTGACATTTCTTCAATCGTGTTAGCAATCGTTTCACGCTCGGCTGCTTGAGCAGCATCCCACGATTTTCGCATTAAGGTTTCTAATGTATAAGTGTGTTTGTCATAAATGCTGACTTCATTTTTAAACCACTCATCAAACGTCATGATTATTCCTTTTTAATATAAATGGGTTCCCAGGTTGCATCTGGCTGACGTGTTACAAACATCACACCTAAAATCTTATCGCCCTTGCGTTTCACCCATCCGAATGGTTTAGATTCAAGATCATCCGGCAAAGCAACAGTTTTATTTTGTGCAGAAAATAATGCTAATTGTTGTCTATTTTGAACCCCAAATACTTTAAACATTTTAGAGACATGAGTTTTAATTGTGGATTCAGACAAACCTAAACGTAGAGAAATTTGTTTGTTGCTCAAACCACGCTGAATCCATACCAAAACATCAACTTGCCGATCTGTTAAATCTTTCATGGTTTGACCTCAAAATGCCGCCAAAGTCCATAGTTATCCACATACCCTTGCCAGTTCAACCCTGTTTTTAAACATAATGGCAGCATGGAAAATAAAGGCATTAACTTCGCTATTTCAAGAGGGGTAATGTCAATTTGTGGGTTGAATACCCAGGTCACGCCATGTTCATCGGTCAATTTAATTGAACCAATGGAAGGCGCTTCGGTATCGGGCCGAGCAAATATTTTATGTAAGAAATCTAACATGACTTATCTCCCAGGGTAGCAGTTGACTTGCACAGGTACTGATACCGATCCATTGTTGTATTGCTGTTGAATATACTCAACTGATGCACGCATGTGTGCCTGAGTGCAGCTTAACGATTGCTGGATCACTTGTTGCTGGGATAACTGAACCAAGCCGCGATAGCCTTGGATTTCAGTATTTTTAGGTGAAGATGCACAGCCAGATAAAGCCAGTGCGATTAAGATCAATAAAGATGTAATGGTTTTCATGGAGGTGGTTTCCTTATGAAAAAATTAATTAAAATGTGCTTTGTTCTGCATCGCGCCATGCCCAACCCATTGCAACCAGTTTTTTAATTTGGGCAGCGGTAGGTTTCTTGAACACGCCAATCATGGGTTCGGGTAAATCCTCGCCATCGGTGTTTGGATAAAACACAATGTAACCAGCAAATTGGCGTGCAGGTTTTTGCACGGGTTCATCCTGTTGTTCTATAAGTTCTGCATCAATAACTTCAAGGTTTTCCATTTTCAATTTCTCCTAGACATTCATTGTTGTGTTCCATTAAAGCAGTCAATCGAGCAATATAACTGATTGATGCAGCCTTTTCTTCTTGCGTTGCTTGTACTTGCTGTTTAAGTGCATCAATCTCAGCATCTAACGTCTTTTTTTCTTCGGCGATGCAAACTGCACAACCGATGGCGATAATGATTCCGAATAGGTATTGCATTCTGCAATCTCCTTTAAACGTGATGGTGCAACCCATCCATATTTAGCCCAAGTTTTTGTAATGTCTGTCTTGGCTGCTGGTGTGTACGGCATGCCGTCTAATAAGCGATGTGAAATTTTCATGGGAATATTCCCTGTCTTAAAAACTAAACAGTACGCTTATTGCAAACCACATGGCAAACAGTGTGACCATTGACAAAAGAACTTGTGCCAGGATTGGCATTTCATATTGACGATAATCGGGGCGGTAATCTTGCATTATTCACCCCCTTTGAACTGCTCATCTAAAATATGTGCAACGATGCGATCATTGAGTTGTTCACCAATTGCTGCATGGAAAAGGCTACCCAATGTCACGGGGCCAGCTTCATAGGCGGGTAGCAAATCGACTTGTTCTAACACATCAGCAATGATGCTTTCCCAGCATAGGCGAGCAAGTTTGCGTTGCAGTTTACGATATTCAAAATCACTAATGCTCTCTAATACATCAAGATCATCAGGGGGGGCCATATTGTCGTATTTACGTTGTGCTGCATCTAGCGTGGTGGTACGCATAGTTTTTACTCCTTATTTAAGTTTAAGACCTTCAAAAATAAACTGCCTGATTTGTGAACTAATGGTTCGATCTTGAACCTTTGCAAACTCAAGTACCTGGTTGTATGTCAAACCATCTAATCGAACGGTAACCCAAACATTTACTGCACTATCTGAAACAATTTCGCGTTTTTTAGGCATGGCATTTCCTCACTACGGATATAAATATAATATTAATTGTGTGATAAGTCAACACAATATAACAATTAAAAAGGAATATCATCGGTTAATTCTGCAAAAGGATCGGCGATAGGTTTTGGCATTGCGCGAGGCGCGGGCGCTGGTGAATCATCCATTTGATCATTTCCACCTGCAAATTCAAGAGATTGAACAATTCCTTCCAATGAAACGCCTTGGCTACCATCAGATTTGTTGTAAGTGCGAACATTAACCTGATCCAATGTCACGCAAATCATGCTGCCCTTTTTTAAATAAGGTTGCAGTGTTTCAGCGCGTGAACCAAATAACGATGCTTGTACAAACTGGCTAGGTTTATATTGATCGCCTTTCCCTTTTTGACCATAGCTGTATACCAAGCGCAAGCGCAACACAGCAGTTTGAGATTGGGTATAAGCCAGTTCTGGCTCTGCGGTTAAACGTGCTAATCCAATTAATTGCATGGTTATTTCTCCTTAAAATGACGCTGAATAATTTGTTAATGTGTTTTGCATTTCATCCACTTCACTTAAAAACTTGATGATTTCAGCTTTTAACTTCTCAATATAAACATCATCACGTTCCACTTTGACGATAAACAATTGAGCATTGCCAGGCATGCGAGGATCGTAGGAACAAAAATAGGCATAAGGGCAATTCATTAACCACATTTGGCCCATCACTTGTGGCTTATGCTGCTCTGGCAAAACGCCATCCAACATCCATTCAACGTGCGTGGCTGTTTCAGGGCATTTAATTTCTAATACAGGGTAATCGGGCGTTAGAATTACGCGATCAGGGGAAACGCCACACATAAGCGTGGGGTGTTTAACAAAACCAATTTCATCAAGCAATAAACCAGTTTGAATGCTGAATTGTTCAGCAGCTTCATCTTCATGGTCTGTACCCCACTGCATCGCAGAATTGACAAAGAATGTGGTAGCAACACCTGTCAAACGCTCGGCAACCAATTGAATCTTGTATTTCTTGCGATAGGTCGATTCACCAGTTTTGGTGGTAGCCATCACATCTTTAAACTTACTTCCAGTTGCGCGGCCCAAGCGCTCAAGAAACCATTGTGCGGATCGCTGCTCAATTTGTTCGGAAGGAATATGGTCTAATTCACTCATGTTGTCACCTTAGTTTCTAAAATATCGTGAACAGCCTCAAGAATCACATTGGCCTCTGAGGATTCACGATGTAAAGCTAAAATAACCTCACGCAAAACAACATTTTGGTTTTCAATTTCCATCACGGTGCTATCTACGCGAAAAAGCAGTGATAAGATGCTATCTACAATATTCATGTTTATTTATCCAATTTATGAGTAATGAAACGAATCAGGCTATTTGCCATAAAATAAGTAAAATCAAATAGCCAACCTCCAACAACTACCGCTAAAACAGTCATCCAAAATTCATTCATTTGGTTCACCTATCATTCGTTTGATGTTAAATAAATCTTTATGAGCAGGATGTTTGGCCCGCCATAGTCGTGCGTAAAATGCGATGTAATCATTTGAAATCTTAAAGTCAGCGCCATTCGTCACAATGCTGACTTCCCAACGAATGCGATTGATGATGAGCCAGTGACTGATTCGCGTGCGGCCTTTTGATACCGCTTCAAATGCAAACCGCTCAAAGAATTGCCACACTTCTGGATTATCAGTATGCCAACGCCACCAATCGCGTTTACGTTCCTCAAACGACTTTTCCATTTCACTGAGGTGTGCGAGCTTTTAACTGCTTTTTCTTAGCGCCTACTTCTTCCATATAAAGCGTGCGCGATTCAGCAGATAAACCGTTGTATAACAACACCAGTTCTTCATATTCAACACAGTTTTTAATCGCATCAATAACGTCTGGATTTTTATCCGCAAGAGAAAGCAATTGCTTGGTTGCTGGACGATGCGATGCAGCATTGCCATCATCATCTAGTTCTGCTGCAATACCGAAAGCAGTTTGCAATGAATATCGCCGCCCATAAGTCAAAGCCGATCCATAACCTTGCGGTGTTTTCTGTGCAATGGGCATGGTCAATGGTGCCAAATCCATGACCTGGCCTGATTCGTGCAATATGCGGGTGACAACCGTAATGTTGTCTGAATCAGAATG